CCTTCTTTTGGTAACACACCCGAAGAGGCAGTGGCTCTCGCGGAAAAGAGATACAACGAAGGAGAACAGTAAATGTCCGAATCAGTACTAGCTTTGGACTCCGGTGCGGAAGACACGTCACCTTCTGAGGGTTCATCCAGTGAAGAGTCAACTGAATCATCACTTGATTTTTTTACAGATGACACACCCAACGAAGCACCGTCGGAAACATCCGGACACTCTGATGCAACGTCAGATTTTGACCCGGAACGGCATGATTGGCTGCGTGGTTCAGCAGACGATGTGCCGGAGCAGTACCAGCCGTTAGTTCCGCTGGCAAAAAACATGCAAGCGCAATTCACGCGTACGCAACAGGACTTAGCAGAGCAGCGCCGACAGATCGAGGCACAACAGGGCGAATGGGCCAACAGAGTGCAGACTCTTGTTACACCCCAACAGCAGCAAGTTGACCCGGTTGATGCAATGAGGGCCAACCTGAGTGAAGATGAAGCGCGAGGCGTAGATGCCGTCGAGCAGATCATTCAGCATAGGGTAGGCAATGTAGTAAACGATCTAAACGGTAAGGTGCAGCAGTTACAGCACCAGTTGGCTGCGGCCAACCAGTACGTGCAGGGTCAGCAGACCGCGCATATCGCCACGCAAGTGGGTGCGGCGCGAGAAGCATACGGTGGTGATCTGGATCAATACACCGATCAGATTGTTGCCACGACCAAAATTAATAACCCGACTACGGGTAACCCGTATACGGTGCAAGAGGCGTATGAGCTACACGCAGGTATCACCGCTCAAAAGGCGGCTGATCTGCGGAATAGCGATACGTCAGCACGTAAGTCCTCAAAGCGATCAGTGCGTGGAACGCAGGGTGTTGATGCAACGGAAGGAAGCGGCCCTCTTAGCGACTCCGATGTATTATCGGGTCTTTCCAAGTTAGGCTTTGAATAAGGATAAATAGATTATGGCAGCAACATCAACAACAGAAACGTGGGATGCAGCCTGGACGCTAACCATGCGTGCCAAGCGCAAACAATTAACAGATAATTTCTTTGACGCATACCCAACTTTAGACATGTTCCGTAAAGGAAATGCTCTTGTTACCGACAACGGTGGCAAGGAAATACAGGCCGACATCATGTATGCCGGTAATTCAGCGCAATATTTCTCGGGCTATGATGTACTGAACACGGATGCGGTCGATGGTGTAACCGCAGCGTTCTATCCGTTCCGGTATGCCGCAGTGCCGATTACGATCAACTTTACCGAAGAGCAAGAAAACCGTAAACGCGATGCAGCGATGTCGCTTTTGGAAGCGAAAACGAAGCAGTCGATGCTGACGTTACGCGACCAGATCAACACTTCGCTGTATTCTGCTCAGACCGGTAAAGCTCCGTTAGGATTCCAAGACATTATTGCCGATGCTCCAGGAACTTCTCCAACTACGTTGGGTGGTATCACGGTGTCCGGTAATACGTGGTGGAAAAACAAGACCAATAACGCTACGGCTGATACTTCGTTCAAAACGATTGTTAATACGAATTTTTATGAAGGTATGATTCGTATGTCAACAACGTGGAATGACGTATCCGAAGGTAACGAACAGCCAACAAACATCTTCACGACGAACAGCATTTATGCTGATTTTGAAGAAATTTTTGAAGGCACGGGTTATCAGCGTTTGTCCGGTAAAGATTCACCGGGTGTAGACGGTCGTTTGCCATCGTTCAGAGGTATACCGGTTCAGTATGACCGCGATTGCGGAACGGGTCGTATGTACTTCTTGAATACAAACTATCTCAAGTTGCACATGCAATCGGGTATGAATTTTAGCAAGACTCCATTCCGCGAAAATTCAAATCAACTCGCAAAGGTTGGATTTATCACTGTGGGTTTGAACCTCGTTACTACTGCACGTCGTCGTCAGGGTGTTATCTACAACCTGAATGATTAATAACTTCCAAGACGCAAGCCAATGCGTCTTTTGAGCCTGACGAAAAGGGCAAAGGAGAATAAAGAATGAGCAGAATTGACAACGCTAATTATGGGTTGGATCGAATCGGAGGAGATGGCGGTCAAGGCATCTACGAAGAATCGTCTACGCCTAAACATAGAATTGGCGAAAAATTAGAGCTGTCTGACGGTCGCGTATTTCGTTATGCGTATTTCAGCACGGCTACTTCGCAAGGGTTGCTTGCATCGCAAGACCTTTCAGCGTCAGCTATTGTTGAAAGCGATGGTAAGTTAACGGCGGCATCTGCTGGTGCTACTGAAGTAACGTATACCGATTCCGGCACGGTTGGATCGGCTACATTGAATCAGTATGCCGGTGGATACTTGCATATCACGGACGATGCCGGTGAAGGTTACCAGTATCGTATTAAGTCGAACACGGCTGCAAGCTCCAACGCCATTACGTTTACGCTGTATGACGGATTGGAAGTGGCCGTAACTACTGATACGGATGTGGCCGTCACAGGTGGTTTATGGAATAACCTTATTGGCGCAACAGCCGGAACGGATTATGTCGTTTCCGGTGTTACTCCAATATCGTTCACCGTAGATTATTATGGTTGGATTCAGACTCGCGGTATTGCTACCATCTTAGCGGATGGAACTATTGCTGCCGGTCAGAACGTGACCTTGAGTGATGGTGTAACGGGTGCAGTACACACTAAAGACGCTGAGACAGAACCATTGATTGGTTATGCGGCGTTTGCACCGGATAACACGGGTTATTGTGGCGTAGTGCTGCAAAACTTGCCGTAAGCAGTTCACATTTCGTGCGGCGGTGGGTTTCCACCTTGTGATACCTCCAAGCCTATCGTCGCACGTTTTTAACGAAAGAGAACACAAATGGCAAAACGTATGCCTACAGCAAAACAGCAAGAGCATACCCTGCCGGAACAGTTGGCCGAAGTAGTGCAAGATGCTACACCTGTCGAGCAAGCACCGGCAGCCAGTGTCACGCCCGATCAGATCGTTGACATCATTGTCAGGGGTTCTGATGATACTAAAAATGCTATTCGTAAGGCGCTTGACCTGGACAAAACGCACACTCGTCAGCGCAAATCACCGGTCACCAACAGCCAAGTGCGGAATCATGTTCGCGCTGTTGGTGAAGTAACTCATGCTCCAGGATTCGTACCTGATCCACCGTCGCGCATTAGAGATCGTGGCGAAGAAGCCGTACGTATCTGGCAAGAACGCTGGCTCGACAACAACGGCGATAACTTGTCGGAATACGATCTTGATCAGATTGCAGCTACGGCGCATCAGTAGATGTCGGAAACCTTTGGACAAGTCAACGCGGCCAGTTTCTTTGGCGATTCGGCGTTGATTGGGGCGGTAGAGGCAGACACCGTAAAGCTGGCAGATACGTTAACGGTCGCAAGTCTAACGACAACCGAACGCAACGCACTGACCGCAGCAAACGGAATGGTCATTTACAACTCTACCGACAACAAGTTTCAAGGGTACGAAAACGGAGCGTGGGCTAACTTAATTTAGGGTTAGCGGATGACAAACTTGCAGATCATTCAGATCGCACTGAGAAGGGTTGGTCTGAATACAGGTAGTTCGACATTTAAGGACGGGGCGAGAGACTATCTAAATTTAGTGACTCAGGATATAGCCTCGCGTGAAAAGTGGAACTGGCTGTTTAAGTCTTCTACTTTTAGCACAACAAACGGCACTCGTACGTATTCGCTTGCCAGTGACGTAGTAGCTCCGTTGTCGTTTCGCAACACTACGGAAGATCATGTCATTCTCATCATGTCTACGCAAGACATTGATGCGGCTGATCCGGATGCCAGTATAAACGGCGATCCGCGATGGGCAGCTATCGATGGGGTGGATAGTAGCGGGAATGTTGAGGTAACGCTCTACCCGGAGCCGGACGGCACGGACACTATTGCTTACAGGTATTATTCTTCTATTCCTACTTTTACCGAATCTGAAGATAGCGATTCCATTACTCCATATGTGGCACCGGTATGTCAGCCGGCATTGATACACGGCATCTCTGCTTTGTATAAGCAAGAGAAGGGTGACGATCAGGGCGCAATGTCGGATCGACAAGAGATGGAGCGCGTGATTGCTATAGCAGGTAGACAAAACTTGAACGTGCAGGGCAACCGCACTTTTCGGATGCGTAGAGCAGATGACCATATCTCCGGCAAGTTTAGCTTTCAACCCACAGAAGGGTCTATTGGCTGATGCCTATCACCGCTGAATCGCTACGACTCGGCCCCTGGCGAAGTGGGGTAAACTACAGCTTACCGGCTGAAGACATGCCACCGGACGGTTTGTTTGAGATGGAGAACTGCACGGTAGGGTTGGCCGGTGAAGTGTCTAAAAGAAATGGTTTTGAAAAATTCAATGCAAGCAGCATGAACAGCGATGCAACGATCACGGCATGTGGTCAGGTGGTGCTGGCTGGTACAGAAAAGGTTTTTGCCTTTGCCGGAAACAAATTCTATGACGTAACGGGTGGAACGGCAACAGACCGAACAGGTAGCGTGACGATAACGGCTGGCGATGACAATACGTGGGATTGGGTATTGGCCGGAGACACGCTGATCGCGGTAAATGGTGAGGATACGGACGGCATTAAGTGGACGGGCGGTACATCCAACGCAGCCGCACTGGATGATGACTCGCGGTTTACCAAGCCCAAGTGGGTAACCTTTTGGGAAAATCGTGCGTGGGTCGGCAACATTAACGGAGCCGCAGATCGTATCTGGCGTAGTGATGCCGGTGATATTGAGACTTGGGGGTCGTTAAGTTTTTACTCATTGGGTTATGACATTACGGGGTTGCATCCATTTCAGAATGTGCTGGCTATCCACACAGAGCAGGGCATTCATACATTAACGCCCACCGGTAACTCGACGATACCGTATCAGCAACAGCAGAGAACGCAACGCGGCACGGTGGCAGGGCGTAGTATTGTAACGGTTCCTGGTGAACGTCAGTTGTTTGTGCGCGACGATGGCATCTATCAATGGTCAGGCGGTGCAAGCGTTGAGAAGATCAGCTTTGCGCTTGATGATCGCTACTGGCCGGAACTCAACAAGGCTCGATTGGCCTATTCTTTTGCCCTGTATTATCCGGCCCAGGAACAGGTCTGGTTTTTCTTACCGTATGGCTCTTCCTCTCAGACTAAGATGAACAGCGTGGTGGTTTATAGCTATCG